CCAGCAAAGCCGGACACAACAGTCTTGTTGTGCGGACCGACCATGAGGATCTTCGGAGAACCGCCTTCAGTCCACACTTTCTTGATAACGTCCTTGAGGATCGTTTCAGTGAAAGTGCGCTGCGTGCCGTCCGTACGACCAGCGTTCGGATAGCCGTCGTTGGTCGAAGACATCGTCGGGTTTGCGCCGCCCGAACCGAAGTTCGTGTTGGTGCGGAGCCAAGCCGGGAGGCCAGCGGTCGTGCGAGCAGTCGTGGAGTTGCCCTGTGTTGCTGCCTGATTGCAGAGCAGGGTGGCTTCCATGTCGCGCTTCAGTTCAGAAGAAGCTTTAGCGAGTTGGTAGGCCATTTCCGAACGCTTGCCTGCTTCGTTCACGGCTTCGACGGTGCCCGACGTGGCAATAACCTTACGCGAAATCTGCGTGTAGTTAGCAACGCGGTTCGTCATTGCAAGCGAATCAGCCGAAGCATCGTCGCCTTCGATCACGGCGTTCGTGGTCGAAGCAGCGGCGAGAGCGTCCGTCTGGTGTTCGAAGTAAGTGTTCTTGACAGTCTCACGACCGACGTTCGACATGAACGGCGTTTCTTCGGGAGAGATGTTGTAGATAACGTCCGCGAGATCTTCACGGACCGAACGGTATGCATCATACCGATCAACGAGGTTGGTAGGCTGAGCCATTACGGCCTCCTTCAGAGCAGGGTTTCAAAGATGGACGCGGCATCTTGCACGCGGCCTGTTTTGGCGAGACGCTGTTTCGCGCGAGTGACTTCAGTGGCATTGCGCTTCGGCACCGAATTTGTCTGACCACCTGCCGGAACAGCTTTGGGCGCACCCGGTTGTGCTGCTGCCGGTTTAGGTTTGTTAGACATCATCTCGTCGAACTTCATGGCTTTATACAAAGCCAATACTGCGCGATGGTCGTACGCTTGAGAAAGTTCCTCGTCAGAGAAACCAAGGCGGGTTCCGTACTCACGGATTTTCGCGCGCTCAGCTTCACGGACTTCGGGATTTTTCCACTGCGGCAATGCTTCGATCAGCTTTCCAAACTGTTCTTGGACGTAACCGCCTAAAGCCTGCTGCTGCTCCATCATTTGCAACTGTTGGACGCGCTGCATTTCAGACTGCGCCGCAACCAACTTTTCTTGCCGCTCACGATAGAGATCTTTCTGGCGTACATACTCCAGAGGATCTTCGCGGTAGAGTGTCTCCCAGTCGGGCTCCGCAGGTTGCAGCGACTGCAACTGGCTGGAGAGTGCCGTTAAAAGCTGGGCATACTGCTGCCGTTCCTCTTGGACCGCTTGGAACTCAGCCTGCATCGCTTTGCGCTGCTCGGCCAATTCCATCGTCTTACGCGAATAATCCGCCGTCCTTGAATAACCGTTCAGTGCTTCTCGCAGCGTGACTTCTTGTTCTTTGCCGTCAACCTTGACGGTGACAATCTGGTCAAGCGGATCAGTCTGTTGCGGTGCTTCTTCTTCAGCGGTTGCTTCTTCCTCAACAGCACCTTCATCTTCCCCTTCGGGGGCATCAGATGGCGTCTCTTCTGTCGTATCGGAAGCAAGCACCTCGGCCTCATCGGCCTCGGGGGTGGCGCGTTCCTCGTTCGGAGCGGGCTGGTTTGCGCTGTCGCCAGCGGCCATCATGGCTTCGAATTGTTGGGCAGCACCAGAGATGCCGGTTCCCTGCGTGGGAGTGCCGTCAGTCATTAAAATACCTCATTAGGTTTTACCGCGCAACCTCCGGTTCCAAGCAGTTATCCGAGTATTGGCGGCGATGGAGCCAAGTTCCGTTTTGAATTGCTCGATTGCACGGACCAAAGCCCATGCATGGTCGCGCCCTTCACTATCCTTTGGGTCGGACTGCTTCCAATCGGAAATAGCCCGGTCCTCTAGGATTTCTAAGACCTCTAAGACCAACGGGTCGTCCAAGAGGTCTTTCGCTTTGCGCGAAACTTCTTCATTCACTTTCACCGGACAACTCCCGGCTGTGCGCGTGTGGCGAGGTTCAGCACGTTGCGCTCACGTTCCATGTCAGCACGGATGCGGGCCAAATCAACCTGCGTGCCGTACTTCATTTCCATTTCAGCGGCGCGCAGTGCGACATCCGCCTCAAGCTTGTCGCGTTCGCGGTCGTCCCCGAGTTTCACTTTGGCTTCTTCCAGTCGGACTTTTGCCGCGCTGATTTCGATGTCCGCCAAGATCTTCTGGCGCTCGACTTCGGCCAGCAACTCAGCCGGGTCGGGTTTGGCCGCAGCCTGTTCGGTCTGCTGCTGCATCATCTGCATTTCTTGCGGGCCGACCGGACCGAAGTAGCGGCTTACGTCCTTGAAGTCGTTTGCCGTCAGGATGTCGCTCATCGTGTTCTGCATCTGCATGATGTTTGCGACCGGGTTGAGCGGCCCCATCATCTGCACGGCTTCCTGCTGCTTCTGCAAGATCATCATCAGGACAGCTAACCGCTCGGCCTTGTTGCCGTTGCCCAGACCGACGTTGACGGCCACATCCATCGACGCATCCCAATAACGCGGGTCAACCGGGACATACTGGTTCCGCAACCGCACGATGCGCGGTTCGTCTTGGAACTTGATGATTGCTTTCAGCAAACCTTTGAACAGACGCTTGATGCCTGTTTCCGCAAAGATCCGGGCGATGAGTTCGATGCGTTGTTCCGCACCTTGCGTCATCAGGTCCACTGCGGCCTTCGTCGTGGACTGCAAGATATCTGCGTTCAAGCCGCTCGACTGCGGCGTGATGCCGGTACGCTGCGACTTGATCTGGTCCAGATAGCCCATCACGCCCAGCGCCTGCTGGCCGACGAAGCTTTCCGTCAACGGCTGCACCATGCCCGGCGCACGCTGGCGGATCACGGCTCCCACTTCCGTATTCATCACATCGTCGAGGTTCACTTGCCCCTCGACCACCGCCATACGCGGCGTGATGATCTGTGCGAGACTATCAAGCGTGTTACGCAGGATGTTAGACTTGATTAGCTGCAAATCCATGACCTGTTCGGCCAAGGATTCCCCGATCACCGTGTGCGGCTCTGGATCTGGGCAAAGCAATGCCATCGGCACTTCGTCGATCACTTCGTCGTGCAAAACGTGAGCGGCTTCACCAACGGAGCAAACGCGGCGCAGTTCGGCAATTCCATCGCCGTCCTTGTCAACCCGGATGTAGCTCTCGACGTAGTACACGCGCAGCAGCGCATCATCAGGCTGGTTCGTGCTGTCGAGGAACGGTTGGATGGCTGGGTTTCGGACAAAGGCTTCGTTGTTTAGCTCGAAATTGTCGCCGTATGATCCTGCATACTGCATGATCTCATCACGGTCGTAACCCATCGCCACAAGGTCGGAAACCGGGCGCAACTGCCTGCGTCCGACATAAGCCGACGTTTCGATGTCACGCGCGTTGCGCGAAACCAGAAACTCTTCCGGCGGCACGGCTTCCACGACCAGTTTCCGCTGCTTTTCTTTCTTGCGGACGCGGATGGAATACTCCGCCTTCGGCGGCATCATCATACCGTCCTGCATTTCTTCGGTGTATTTCTCTTCGGCTTCGAGAACTTCTAGCTCAGGATCGTTCAGCAAAAACTGGTACTGTTCGAGCGAGATCTTTTCGAAATAATACTCGCGCACGTCCGTGGTTTCGTCGATGCGCCAATGGATGATGCCGGTCTTGCGGACCAACGCGTCCTTGAACGCGTCGTACAGAACCTTGAAGCCGTTGTTGTCTTGGTAGAAGACGTAATTGACGTAGTCCGTGGCCTGTTCCGCCATCGGCACGTCTTCCATGCTGCGTGGCACGAACTCAACTGCTTTTTCTGCGGAGGTGAACACACGCAGCAGCGAAGGCAGGACTTGCAGGACCGTGTCGCGGACTTCGGTCAGGACAATCGTGGAACGATTTTCTTCTTCGTTCCCGAAAAGATCACCCCTATAATACGCGGTCGCTGCTTCGCGCGCGGGCGCGACGTACTGGTCGATGTAATCCGCTGCATCGTCAATGGCACTGCCTACGACGGCGGAAAACTCTTCTTCGCTCATCTCTTCGTCTTCGGACGCTTCTTCGCCGTCCGCCATGTACGGACCGCCATTGCCATCTTCTTCGTCATCCTCGACGGCTTCTATGCCGCCTTCCGGCGTGACTTTGTACTTTTTCTCTTTTTCCCCATCCTTGACTTCTAGGGAAACGCCTTCATCGGCCTCGTAATTCACTTCGTATTCGCGTGCCACTGTCAGGCCCCCTTACGAACTCGCCACCATGACCAGCCAGTCTCATTACCAGCGTCATAGTGCGGGAAAATCTCGGTTACTGCTTGGAAAACGCCGTCCATCGGCAAATCGTCGCCGCCGATTGTACCACCGGGCCTCAATTTAGGCCACCATGCCAGAATATCGGCCTTGACACTGTCGTAGTCGTGCCCCGCGTCGATCCAAATGAAGTCAACGCTCTCGTCTTTGAAGCGTCCCGCCGCAATCACACTGTCTTCGCGGTGTATTTTGACGGGAATGGGCGCGTTTTGCAGGTTTTTCTTGAAAACGTCAAATAGATTGGCCCGGTCGGGGTCATTATGGTGCGCGTCCTCGTCGGAACCCTTCCAATGGTCCACGCAATGGAACTCAATTTCTTTGCCCGAATTGGCGATTTCAACCGCCATGAACGCAGCAGAGCGACCTTTCCAGCTTCCGACCTCTACGAAGACAGCGCCCGGGTCGGCTTTTTGGACGGCATCCTTGTATGCCGTCGCAAAGTTGAACCATCCTTG